AAAGGATCATCCAGAATTATCACATGGAGATTTAGCATTTGCTACTGGTGATAGTTTTGATGTTACATTCCCAGATGCAGGAGACTTTGAGTTTCAATGCGATCCTCATGCTGGTGCAGGTATGAAAGGGGTTATCCATGTTCAGTAGTTTTGTACAATGGATAGGGCACAATATGAATACCCTTGCTCTATTCAGTTGGGTAATGTTCCTACCCATAGCGTTTTTCTCAATAGACGGACCTCGTAACCCCCATAGATATAAACATAAATAATAATACAAATATATTAATCTTATGCTTTCTACCCAATATCGGTTGAGACTTGAAGCGATATGTAAAGATATTGCTTCTGGAACAGAAGTTAGTTTAGAAGATATGATATGGGCAAATAAATTATCAAAGGCAAATACCGCAGCAAGAGGTATGTTGAATACTGCAAGAAGGATTAGTACAGATCCAACAGATTCTTTTCTGAATGAGTTGAATATTGGAGACCCCGATCCAACTCATCACCGTAGGGGTTTCGGAGATCCTCAAGATATAGTGGATTGGTTTCATCAGGAGAGGTCTGATGATTGGAGACAAAGGGATTGAGTGATGTAGTCTGGTCAATAAATATTATGATAGGCTTGCTCTTAATCGGAGTATGTGTTACACTGTACTGGATTTTTAAATACGATGAGTGGTATCCTAACGACATTGTTCATAGTCACATCTCCCCTGAACATGGGACAGATGATTCAGGAGGTGAGGAACTGGAAGTCTGAACAAGAAAGAACTCCCATAGATGAGATGCTAAATAACTCACTAGAACAATTGGAGTGGGGAGATTATGGGAGCGATGGTTCCACCGAGTCGAAAGAGTTGTTACAATTTCCGAGTGACGGAGATCAACCGAGTATTGGACGGGGACACGATAGATGTCACCATCGATCTTGGATTCGATTTATTCAAGAAAGAACGGGTAAGAGTTGCGGGAGTTGATACTCCTGAGAAGAGAACAAGAAATTTAGAAGAGAAGGCGTTAGGAATAGATGCTACAAACTGGTTAAAGAAAAAGTTAGAAGATACTATTGCAGGTGATGGAGATGAACTCACTGTTAGAACTGAACTTGTAGGTGGTACTGGAAAGTATGGTAGACTTCTTGGTTGGCTTTATATTAATGAGGATACTGTTTCATTAAATGAGCAAATGATTACTGAAGGGTATGCACATGCTTATGATGGTGGAACCAAGGATATGAACCTTGAGAAACTACGTGAGATACGTAGATCATTTGGGACTCTTGTAGAATAATGGAATTAAAAGATACATTAGTAGCAGGAGCAACAGTTCTGGCAGTAGGAACTAGTGGTGTTGTTGGTGGTAATCAAGTAATGGATAAGGTTAATAAAGGCCCAGAAAAAAGAAGAGATGCCACAGTCGAAAGAGTTATGGCAGAACTTGCTCCATACATAGACCAAAGGATTCAGCAATTAGTTCCTACTAGAACTGGTCCTGTGGTTCCAACAACAAAAGAACCTCAAATAGATTATAGAAATAGTATGCCACAACGATGAGTGATATTAGTAACAAAGATTCAGAACAAGATGTAAAGATTGCTGTTATCGATAGCACTCTTGATAATGCTACTCGTCGTATGGAGTTAATCCATAAGAGAATTGATAGAACAGACGAGAGAGTCACCAAATTAAATGAAGATGTAAGAGAAAGAATTCGAGCACTTGAAAAATGGGTATGGGGTGCAGGTGCTGTACTCACTGCCTTTATTGTGATTGGTGGAGTAGTAGGAGATTTAGATCTCCTTCCTGATAGTGAGGTGATAGAAAATGCATCCTAACGGTTACACACAAGACATGATCAAGGAGATACTAGGCACTGCTTGGTTGGATAAAGATAATATTCCTGAGACTGGTAATCAGATTAGAAGAAGAAAGGGACAAGAGATGAGAGAAGGTAAAAGACCTTATCCAAAGTATCCATCAAAGGAGTCAAGGATAGCAGACACTTCAGGTATGTTTGATGAGAAGGGACAATATGTTTATCCTGAAGGTAGTGGGTTTAATTATATGGAGAAACTAGATCCTAATTCTCAATGGAAGGTTAAAGTATCGTGATACCTTATATTAACACTACAAACCCCTCTATACCCAATGTAGGTATTAGGGGAGTTCGTAATATTAATGTGTATATGGCAAATGTAAGGCAATTAGATATTCCTGAGAATCGTGTATGGGTTAAAGATACTCCACAAGCAATTCCTCCTGATGTACCCGTAGTAGTTAATATAGGTAAACCAATTGTTGATATGCCTGGTTGTGTTACTGTACACAAAGAGAATGTAAAGAATAGATCAAAAAATAAAATGCTGGTCAATGATGACCCTAAAGGTAATACTACTTTGTGTGATTCTGGTATGCCTTTTTATCAACCAGTTGATTATCAATCCCAAGGACTTATATGGAATACTGTTCTTCCCGAAGAACCAGAACCAGAAGGTATGGATAGTGAACCACCACCTCCACCAAAAACTCCTGATACACCAAGTCCACCTACTATTCCACCAGAGGAAACAGAAAAAGAATGTCCTGGACCTGGTGATCTCCGTGTAGGTGATTACACTACAAGTGGAGATGAAAAGGTCTCAGGACATGAATGGAATGATGATAAAACTGTATGTATTACTCTATATGAGGATGTAGGTTTTGTAGAGAAGTATCTACCTAGTCCTCAGATTGTGACGACGACTGCGACGATTGCGGTTGTTGCGACTTCATCTGCCCTACTTGCCAAGCCCCTAGCGGATTTACTTTTGAAGGTAATAAAGCCTCTTGTGAAGAAGGTTTCTGCCAAGGTAAAGAAAGCCCTCGGAAAAACCCCTTACCGTCCAACTGCTTCTGAGATACAGACAAATCAATATCGGGAGAAGAAGGGTTTGCTTCCGAAGAATTTTGAGAAGGATCATCAGAAGAAGATGAAGTCTCAGAAGAAGGAAGAGAAGAAGAAGTAGTATTTCCTAACTGGTGTGTATGATCTGGAAGTGAACCAGGTCTTGCTTGCGTTACAACTATATCAGCACAGATAGAAGCATAAGGAGATTTGGGGTGGAACATAATACCTTTCTGCATTAAATCACCACAGTTTTTAAGACGAGCTAATTCAAAGTCTAATCTTTTATTTGCAACCAATTGAGTATTCATATCAATCTGTGCCTGTGCTGCTTCATGACATTGCTTCTGTAATTTTCTATTCAGTGGTATTGAAAGAGTAGCAGATAATCCTAAGTTGAAATTTTGGTTTGCCTTCATATCTGTACGCACTGGTTTCTGCCATACTTGTTCGCCAGGATTATCAGGTAAACCATCAGGACCATCTACATCAACGGTAATCTCCATAGGCACACCATCTTCCCACCATCTATCAGCAACACCATCACCATTTACGTCATATAGTGGATCGTTAGGATCACTTCTTCTTGTTGTATTATACCAAGACTCCCAAGGATAGTTCTTTACAGTGGTAAGTGTTTCTGTTGTTCTACCAGTAAAGTCTTGCATATTAAATTGAGGTTCATAATAGAAATCTTCCCAAGGATCTTTTCTACTATCAGCAAACTGTATATACGGTGTAGCATTAAACGTACTACCTTGACAACTAACACCACCACCATAGGTATTAGTCACGTATGGACCTTGTAATACCTGAATTGCCTGGTTGGTAACTGAGCCAGAACTATTAGCTATTGGATTTGCAGTTGCTGATACCCCACCAACACCTTGTGCTAGTGCGACGTTAGGACATAAAAGACTACTACAAGTTGCTATTGCGTAAATGTACTTGTTGTATCTGTTACGGATTCTATTATTGTATTTCTTTGAATTATTGTTTGATTCGTCATACCTGGTCCAGAATAGCTTTGTGTAAATTGGAAAGCTTGTCCTGGATCTGATATTGTAAAATGAGCTTGGTTTGAGAGATCTAATGAGTCGAAGGAACTTGTTACTGCTCCTGTGACTTCTCCTGTTCCGTCTGCTGTTGGATTCACCTGTACTGTTGAGGTGTTCACTGTTGGATTCAGTCTTTCTCCATTGTTCGAGATGCCTGAGCCAGTCACTGTGTATTCCCATCCTGTCCTATAATCAACTGAATTAATTGTCTCCGTCACATTGGAGGTTGTCTCCGTATGGCTAGTCATACTTCCCTGGGTGAAATTTGGCACCACGGGCACGGCGTATGCTGCTGTACCACTACTCATAAGTAGCAGTACACTAAGGAGTTTCTTCATTATATATAACCCCTATTAGCGAATGGTTATTTCAGACACAAATTGACCAGTAGCCGAAGTTCCAGCTCCACCAGCCGTTAAAGTCATCACACCTGATGAGGCGATTGTACCAGCTAAGTCTCCTTTAACACCACCAGATGATGTATAAACTGTGCCGTATGCTGGCATGTCTGCTACAACACCTGCGGTCACGTCAACACCACTACCGATAGCATTTACTACGTCTCCTTGATTCCAGGATTCACTAAAGCTGAAAGCCGATCCCGCAGTGTTGATATCGTATGCACCAACGTCTAGGGTTGCAGCTGCTGTTGCTGTACCAGCAGTTAACTTACCAAAGTGAGCATCAGTAGCAACTTTAATGTTGTTACCACTTACAGCATAACTTGAACCTGTTCTGGTTCCACTTGTATAAGCCGCATCAACTTGTAATTGTGTTGATGTAGTTAGTCTATGAGTTAAATCAGCTTTCGCTTCTGGTGCTACCAACGCACCCGTCATCAATAACATTACAATAGGTAGAAATTTCTTCATTGATGAGTATTTCTAACACGTATCTTTATATAGCCAAGTTCTAACATATAGTAAATCTTAATATGTATCATAAAATACATGTTGACAAAAAAACTGTTCTGTACTATACTAATTTTGTTGAATCGACGGGTTTGACGGGGAGTGACTGAATAAACTTTCTGGCATATAGCTGGTTAAGGTGACGAGACACAGGTGGTGCTGCTACTCGCAAGAGTAGAATCGACTTACCAGTCGGGTCTCAGGCAAGGACGTAAAATTTACTACTGTAGTAATGCCCGTTCTTTGTTGGTAATACAGAAACCCAACCTCCCACCCCACTACTTTCCCGATTAGTTCAGTTGGTAGAACGGGTGACTGTTAATCACTATGTCGCTGGTTCGAGTCCAGCATCGGGAGTTTCATATATAATGGAAACTAATTTAAGACTATGAAGATTTTTCTGGATACTGCAGATACTGAAGCAATTAAAAATGGATACGAAACTGGATTGGTAGATGGAATTACTACCAATCCTTCTTTAATTAAGAAGAGTGGTAGAGATCCTGAAGAAGTGTATCAAGAACTAATTGACTTGGGTATTCCAGATATTAGTATGGAAGTTGTAGGTAATAAAGAGCAGATGCTTTGGGAGGGTCGTAGACTTGCTAATAAGTTTGGACAACATGCAACTATTAAAGTTCCTTGCACACCAGACGGATTGTATGTGTGTAGGCAGTTATCAAGATCATTAGTTAAAGTAAACGTAACACTTATATTCTCACCATCACAAGCAATACTTGCTGCTAAGGCAGGAGCAACATATGTTTCACCATTTGTGGGAAGAGTTGACGATAACTCATATGGTGGTCTATGTCTCATCAAAGATATTGCGAATGTATATGCGAAACAGAATTGGAAGTCAACTGAGATACTTGCTGCTTCTATCAGAAACGTAAGAGATGTAGGTAGAGCATTTGAGTATGGTGCTAACATATGCACTATACCAACAGGAGTATTTGATAAGATGTATAAGCATGTATTAACTGATGCTGGACTAGCACAGTTTGATAAGGACTGGCAAGAAGTTCAATCTCATGTCCATGCCTGATAAAATTGATACACAAGGACTGAGTGGTCCTGTTACAAAGGGATGTACCGATAATGTATATCCCCATGATGAAAATGGGGAACCAATTCTTCCTCGTGCAGTAATTACACCTCGTAGATTATTCACTCCTGAATATGTTAAGGAGATGAAGATACTTATCAATGAAGTTCTAAATGAACGTGAGTATCAAAGAAAATTAAGAATGGCATATGATAATCCTAAACCACCAGGAGTTTCATACTTTGATACGGAACATTTTAAACACTCCATAGACGAAGATGAACCCGAATATAAACCATAACTACAAGAACCCTTCTAAGACACAAGATCTTGGACACGTAGAGGCACAAGTTACTAAGGGTAAAAAGTATTATGACAAGGATGGGTGGGAAATCTCTCCACCTATAAGTGATAGAGAATGTATCTACCGTTGCTTAGAGAACTGTAAAAACCTTGCAGGTCTTGATAGGTTACAAGTTAGTAGATTGATGGATGATTTTAAAACAAAGAAAACCGAATTCGTAAGAAACGAGGAGTACCCAGTATTATGAGACTAGGTGTTATGTGTTCTGGTAACGGAACCAACTTCGAGAACATAGTTACCAATCCCGTATGTAATACAAATGAAGTTGTGTTGATGATACACAATACTAAACACTGTGGTGCTATTGCGAGAGCAGGAAAATGGGGTATTCCTCATGTAAGAGTTCCACATAAAGATGAAGAGAAGATGATAGAACTCTTCAAAGTATGGAGAGTTGATCTCATAGTTCTTGCAGGATATATGAGAGTAATTCAAAACCCATCTAAGTTTCCTGCTCCTATGATAAATATTCATCCATCATTACTTCCTAAGTATAAGGGATTACATGCGATTGAACAGGCACTAGATAGTGGTGATGAGGTTACTGGTGTCAGTGTGCATTATGTGAATGAGGAGTTAGATGGTGGAGAAATAATACTTCAACAAGAGGTTCCTATTCTACCTGATGATGATGTCGAATCATTGACAAAAGCAATTCAAAGAATAGAATATGGTATACTACCAGCAGCAATCGAACATGTTAAGCACCAGTTGCAAAAATAAAATAATAGACATTTGTTGTCGTATTATATCCACTGACGGTGAAGTTACACTAGAGGAAAGGATATGGATGCATAAATTATGCGAAGAAAATGAAAAAGCCAAACTATTGGCAGGTAACATTCTAGAATGGAAAATGCTTTTTTAAAACCATGAGAACACAAAACAAAGAAAATTATTATTATGTTTTTTGGGTGGTAGCAATGATTGCTTTTATAGCACCCCAAGTATTGACAGCAGTTGCATATCATAAAATTGCTGACTATTTAAATAATCAACCAGTAAAAGTTCAGGTAGTCAAATGAGATTTAAAGCACTAGTCTTTGTAAGGTTAAGAGGATCTGTATCAGATGCTGCTGGTAATGCGGTGATGAACAATACTAAAAGAATTGCTCCTAATCTTGAACCTCATTTGTTGAGGATAGGTAAAGTAATAGACTTTTGGTTTGATGCTGAGACTGAAGAGATAGCAAGAGAAGAGATGGATCTTCTATCTGATAGGATGCTTGCTAATACTGTTATAGAAGATTGGGAATATAAACTAGAAGAAACAGAAGAAACTGGTATAGGAAATATATCAAATGATAATGCTGGTACATCAAAACATTCAGCGTTCGGTTAACACTACACCAACTGTCACAAGCCCCCTTGATTTTTATATAACTATAATGTATTATAAATAATACTGATACAAAGGACTCGAAGAATCGTAACCCTGTGTAGATGTAAAAAGTTTCCCATGTCGGGGAAATTATCATCCGCAGGTTTTTTTATGCCTTGCGAGATACTTTTTAAAAAACATGTCAATCAAATCAACAATCGCTGCTGTTGCAGCC